GTCGCTATAAGAAGCTTTACAATTGTCAACTTTAAGAAGAATAAGTCATAGGAGAACATGATTTAAACTGATCGGCATAACGCGAATATTTAAAATACTCATGGTGATCAAAAAATACACCATAGGTACCCTCAACACCCTCACGAATAGGTGTTCGATAACAAACATCACGCAAAGAAGAAGAAAAGGTATTAAAATAATCTTCACCGTAATGGAAAGCCTCTCGAAGAGCAGACTCAACACTACCAATAACTTGTTCATGAAGAAGACTACTGGTAGTCCACATAAGCATTTTAACAATAGAATTTTCATCAATAGGAGAAAAGACAACACCACCACGGTTCACAAAAAAGCGTTTAAAGAATTGACATTCATCTAAAGGTTTAAAGGGAAGAGGACGACCTTCTTTAGAGGCGCTAGTATAAATAAAACCATGAGTACCAAGAAACTCAGCAATAGAAATCATATTATAATTAGGATGTACACCTGTGTAAGATGTAATAACATCATCACCACCTTTAATAGTGGCAATCTGGTCGTCAAAATCAAGACGCTGAGTAAGATTATAATAACAAATACGATCAATAAGGGAATTGTTAATACTATTAAGAACAAAGGTAAGAACATTACCACTAACCCAACCTTTATACCAACGATATAAAATTGGACCGAGAAAAACATTAGGTTCAATAAGTTCAAGGGACAAAGTTTTAGCAATCTTAATTTCTTTTTCAGAATAACCACAAGAGCGAAGGATAAAAAAGACAACATCAAAAGAAGCACGAATAATAGAGGAAGGCATACACAAATCATAATCAGTATAATCACCATCAAAACAAAAATTTTCACCTTTAGATGCTAAATAAGCGCGCATATCACCCCACTGAGTGGAGTGATTGTTAACGCCTAAAGCACATTCGGTGAGTAAAGGATAAGCAGAGCAAAATTGCATAACCGGGGCAAAAACCATACGGCAAAGCAAGGTATTCAAAGCATCGGTAATATAGAAAAGACGAGTTTTAGTTTTTGAAATCTTAACGACCTCATCTTTCATACAAGCATCACTAAAAGAATTAATTCTTTCACCACGTTCAAGTTGAGATAAAGCATTTTGAACTTCATCATAAAAAATGGGGTCAAAAGTGACATTCTCTCCATTGCTAGAGATATAATCACACTTCTTCCCGGCTAAAGGATAACCAGCTGAGGTGTTAAGAGTCATCTTTTCAAAACCAGGAATGGGATAACCATTAAACTTACCAATGACAGCTTCTTCAGGAGTGAGAATACGAGAGGAAAAAGCAGACATATCTTTAGTTTTAATAACCTGATGAAGGCGATTTATATATTGATTTTTAGCAAGAGAAATATCTTTAGGATCAAAAGGAACAGAAGGACGCTCCATAACTTCCAAAACACGCTTAACGCAAGGACCCATAACAGGTCGTCTATCAGTGTTAAGTTCAGGGGTAGCCTTGTGTCTATTACCAAATCTCTCACCACTTGGAAGAACAAGATCTTGAACAGATTCATCTAGCAAGGTTCGACATACCTCAGTAGGGCGAGGTCTTGGGTAAACAACTCGCTGACCAAGAACTTCAATTGTAGTAGATGTATATTTAAGATTTGAAACTTCCACAGGTTGAATATCAATACTTTTCCCAAACCTAAAAGTTGGGAGATCAGTATCAACAACATGAGGCTTGAAAGATAACTTGGGAAGTTGAACAAAAAGTCCACCCTTACCAAGATTAGAAGCAACAACAATACCAACAATATTACAAGTTTTAGAGCACATAATTAAGGAACCACAATGACCATGAAGAATATCAAGAGGAGAATCAAAAGGAATACCTTGTAAAAAAGGCACACAATTAGTGGAAGTAGTAATAGGATAAGGATGACGTGAAGCAGGTTGAGACTCAAAAGTCTCCCCGTGACGAGGAGCCCTCCAAATCTCAATAGAATCAGGAATAGTATCTAAAACATAATCATAAATATTAGAACAAAGAGGAAAGTCGGAAATTTCAATAAGCGCAAGATCTGATTGAGGAAACTCCTCAAGGATCTTAACATTAGATGTATGAGATTTAAGATGAAGCAATAAACCATTTTCCTTGCGTTTATAAATAGTGAGTACTTGAGAACCACCTAAAATACGAGCAAAATGACCAACAACAAGAAGGAAATTACCACCAATAGCAAGGGCAGAAACAGAATTACCATTACACGATAAACAATAAATATGATTCAAAACCTTTTCTTGTTTAACCTTAGCGGTGGAAGTTCTACTCTTTAAGGATTGATCACGCTCCATAACGGAAACGTATTTCTGAGCTTTCCGGCAGAAAAGAGCTTTAAATGATTGATACACAGTTAAAGAAGCAACTATTAAACCAACAATACACGCGATAGTCTTACAATCTAACTTAATGGAATTCCTAAGATTAACAAGAGAATTAGAATAAAAATGAAAATTTTCAATAATATTAGGAGTTTCAACATAAGAATATAAATAATCAAAAGAAGATTTAAGAGAATCACAAACATAATCAAAAGAGTCAGAGATAGAATTAACAACAGAAGAAGGAATAGAAGAAATATCATCTACAATCTTAACTTTAGAAGCGTCAATTATTTTTTCAACTGATGTTGTAATAAGATTATCAAGTTGAGGAGAATTAGTAACATGGTCGATAATACCATCAATAGATGAATTAACCAGCGTGGATGTATTCTCAAGAGTAGCAACAGCAGCAGGATAAGCCGAAGCAGCAGCATAAACCGAAGCAGCAGCCATTAAACCAGCGAACATAGTTGACTGGTAGTGAATACCAGGTTTGTGTACGTGTTGGCATTCCTCACACCATTCAAGATTCAAAGAAGCTTCTTTCACCTCACGTGTATGCACATTATATGCGAGTTTGTCACGGTGGATAAAAGCAATCCACTGTTGTAGATTGTAGAAGGCATGAGACTCATCAGAGTTAGGGGCTAGGATTCTTTGATATCGAAACGTTTCCTGTTTGAAATCAGGATGAGCTACGATAGAAGGACGCATGGGATAAAACCTCATACGGGACATAAAATCCTTAGAATCATCTGGGTCCAAAGCGACATGAGCGAAAACGTTCATACGGCGAAGAACAGCTTGAGGACATATCATTTTAGCATTAGCACCAAAATTATCAGAATTACTAGTCATAATAAAAGTCGTATTCTTAAAAAATACTTTACCTTTGTTTCTAATCTCAGCTTGTTTAGTAGCAGTATTAATAGGATTAATAGCAGATAATATAAAAGAAAGATCGTCATTAGCAAACTGAGGTTGAAGAGAACCAACATCATCAAGAATAACAACATTTTGATCCAAATAATTAGAAGCAAAAGGATCAGCAGGATTCATAGAATGAGTATGATAATCAGCAACATCAATACCATCAGCATGAGCTAGGGCAGGTATCATATAACTAATAGCAGTTGTCTTACCAACACCTGAACCGCCAAATAGTCCAATGGCATAAGGGGGTTCGCGTTGTTTACCACTTCTTAAAGCAGCATAAGTTTCGCTTTTCAAGCGATAAACTTCAATTCTTTCTTTTTCATTGAGGTACTTACTGTATTTATCACACAGATCTTCAAGAGCTAGAAGAAGGTCTTCACCATTAGCAAAATACTCAGAATTTGAAGTAGCTATAACGTCAACAGATACAGAACAACGAACTTTAAATAAAAGAGAACGAGCAATTGATTTATTAGTCAAATAATCAAAACCAGGAAGAATCTGAGACGAAAAAGGCAAGTAATCTTTAAGAATCATGAGACTTTGCTCAATAACTCCATAAAGATCTAATTTAGAGCACATATTACGAATAGCATCATTAACCAAAGAAATATCATCTTTATTAATATAAACACGACTAATGCGAGAAAGAACGAAAGCGATAAGACTATTCATTAACTGACACAAAAAAGTCCAAATAGGAGAAAATTTAGCATTAGAAAGAAAAGATAAATCATTATCGAAAAGAGCTGTGCTGACATAACCAGACACAGTCTCAAAAGCAGCCTCAGAGAAATGTTTAAACCAAGAAAGATTTTCAAACGATTCTTTAAAAGAAGCAAAAGAGTAACCTTGGCAACGAAGAAAAATATAAACCGCACGAACAACTTGAACAATAGAATATTCATGAATGGTAGAAAAAGCCATAACAATATCTGCAATAAAATCACAGGAACTAGAGGGCAACATAGTAGACACATATTTACGAGAAGATAAACGTTTAGCAATATTTTTAGAAATCTGAACCTTAGAAGGTACAGAAAAATTAATCCTTGGTAATGGATCACCAAGCTCGGAGAAAGAAGTTGAATAATACTTGTTATACTTCTTTCGATTAAAATCACGAGTTTTAGCATCATCATCATAAGACCAACCATAGTTAGGTTGGATTACGTTCCGTAAGACTTTCCTTTGCTTAGGAACTTTCTTAGGATCAAGCTTACGATGGAATTTGTCAAAATTACGTCTATCAACTAAAGGGTCGATAATAACGCATTTTGATGGTTTCAAAGATGATTGTTTAAAATCAATATTTGAAACTTGAAGTAGAATAGAGTCTAACTTCAATGCACATTGTGCCTTTGCTGGAGTAGTCTGCATAGTTTGTGGGGAAGCTACAGACAAGACTTCAGATTGTTTTGGAGAAACTTCTTGGATCGGGACCAAAGTGGTCACCTCTCGTGGGTAAGTCTCAGTAATCTGCCTAGCAGGTGCGGCGACAGATAAGACCGGTGAATGAATCAAGAGTGATTCTCCAGAGTGTGCCTCGGGGACACGTAGCATGGACGATCCGCATGTTGCAGCGGGTACGCATACGCTCGAAGAGAAGCTCTTGACCGGAATGGTAACGTTCATTCTTTGTTGAGATTTCATTTTGCCGTTAGGCGGGGTTTGCCTTTATTTTCTGCATAGAAAACAAACGACGTAACTTAAAGTCAACTCATTAACTGAAAAAGTCAATAGGGGAGATAACACAAGAATATATCGAGTAAACAAAAATTCAGAGATCACATAGAAAAACGCGTATCCCAACTTCCGGGTATGGGCTCCGATTTCTCTAATTTTGAAAAAATCACAATGAAGGATAGCTACAAATACCCCCGCAGGCGGGGCAAAGTCTGGCCAAAAGATGATGTTTCGCATCCCGTATCACCAGAATCCATCAAAGAGTAAGAACTCTAAATAAATGAAAACTTAATATATAATATAGTTATCTCGTCAAAGACACACACACCGAAGTGGTAGTTCAGAGAAATCATTGGTAGTAAATTCCTGTATACAAAGGCACCAGGAAAAGATATCTCAAAAGATATCGGAGTTTATGGGTGTATATTAAACACGCACAGAAAAGAGTACAAAGTGAACGTGTGAAGAGCAAGATGGACTCATTTAGAAAAAATCAGAAGGCAGGTCTAAAAAGATTTATGTCTAAAGAAGAATCTAAGAATTAGAAGATTAAAGACAGATCTAAGAGGTATGTCTAAAGAAAGGCAGTTCGAAGATTATATCTAAAATTGAGATAAACTAATACGAGGATCAGATTTTTACGTGTTACATTCACGGGAAAAACACCATGTCTCAACATGGAGCTTCATTCAGCGAGGTAGGAACTTAATCCTTATCTCAAATAAATTTAAAAGGGTAACACCCTAGTAAATTTACTATGGCGTACCATCAAAAAGAAACCCACGTTAAATAAC